TTCCAGGGCAGCGGAAATCCGCGGCCGGGGAAGCCTGCGGCCTGGCCGGCCAGCGGTCCGACGTTTTGTGGACCGTTTTGTGAGTACGGCGCACCGGAGAGCTCAAAGTGCCCCGGGTCGCGGGAGTCCGGAGTCCAGTACTGACCCCAGTTCATTCCCATCTCGTTCAGCTTGGCCACGATGGTTCGCATCTGTGCCTGTGAGAAGTGAGTTCTCGCATCGGCACCGTGGCCCTGCAGGGCTGTGAAATCGTCCCAGTTGATATCTAATGCTGTGCCCGAGGCGTGATTGGACTGACTTCCCATGCCGTGCCCGCCAGCGTCGAAACCTGACAACTGTTTGACGGGCTCGATGTTGTCGTTGAACCATTGCGCGAACGCTGCCAGTCGGCTGGCCGGACCTCCCGCGGCGTCGGCCTCGGTCTGCCCGTTTACGGTAAACCGTTGCAGGGATGGACTCAGCTTAAATCCGTTGGGAGTGGTTCCTGGGCCGCCGGGACCGATGATCAGCCCGCGGCCTGCGCCGCCTGGCGCCCCGAAGGACGCGCCAACGTCCGCCCCGCCGCCGTTATCCAACGGTGCGATCGACGGGACGGAGCCCATCGGGCCGCCGAGTGAGCCGAGTGCACCGGGGCCGGTCGTGCCCGCGCCGGCCGCCGACCAGATCGGGTCCTTGAGGTTGTCAGTGATGCCGTTGAGGGCGTCCTTGAGTTCCTGCAGTTTCTCCGGCGAGGTGTCGATGCCGTCGACGACATGGGACAACGTCGTTGCCGCCGTGGTGAAGTCGAGCTTTTCCATCTTCTGGAACGAGTCGAGCATGTCATCGGCACGGCTGGCCAGGTCATCGTTGAAGGTAACCTTGGCCCACAGCCAGGTGATGTCGGCCAGCACGCTGCCGATGGTGGCTGCGCCGTTCTTCATGAAGTCGAAGAAGGCGCCCATCGTGACGATGGCGCCCTCGACGAACTGCTTGATCAGGGGCAGGTTGTCGATGAACTTGGAGCCGTATTCGCGGATCTTCTCGATGATCTCGTTGTGGTGCTCGTCGATCCACTTCTTGAGGTGGCTCAGCGCCTCCTCGAGGCCCTTGATCGCGGTCTCACCGAGGGGCTGCAGATCCAGGGCCATCTGGTTCTTGAAGTCCTGCCACTCGTTGCCGAGGGACTTGGTGTGCTCAAGGAACTGGTCGATCGACTCCGCGCCGTTGTCAGCGAAGGTGGACACCAGGGTATTGGTGTCGAGCAGGCCGCGCTGAATCGCCTGCAGCGCATCCGCCCACTTTGGGCCGAAGATCTTGGTGGCGAGATCCTGCTGGGCGGCCACGTTGCCGGTGTCGATCGCTGCCCTGAGCTGGCTGACGAGATCTTTGATTCCCTCGGCCAAGGTTTCGCCGGGCGGCAGCTTCTTCATTGACGCCTGCAATGCACGCAGCACTGGAGCGAGGTCAATCCCCGCTGCGCTCAGTTGCGCTGCCAGAGCACCGGATTCGCCGATGTCCAAGCCAAGCTGGCGGAACACCGAGCCGCCCTGTTTAGCACCGGCAATGACCTCGTCCAGGGGCATGCCGAGGTTGCGGGCGACGTTGAGCAACGACTGCAGTGCCTTGTCGGCATCAGCCCCGGAGACGCCGAACCCGTGGAACGCCGCGGCGAGGTTCTGCACGTTGAGCCGACCGAACCGGTCGCCCAACTCCATGACATGACGGGTCATCGTCTCCAGCGGCTGGCCGGTCAGCCCGATGCGCTGGCTGAGGATACCCATCGTCTGGCCGAGGTCCTTCATGGACACGTCCAGGCCACCGCGCACCACATCGTCGGCGGTGCGCTTGAGCTCTTCGAGCTTCTCCCCCGAGGCGTTGGTGAACGTCTCCAGCTGGCGGCCGACCTCGTGCCAAGCTTCGCCGACCTCGATGATCGATTTGGCGGCCTCCTTGGCCATCTCGGTCATCTTCTCGAAGGTTTCCCCGATCAGGTCGAGGCCTTTCTCGGTGAACGCCGCCACAACCCCGGCCCAGCCGCCCTGCAGGATCCGGGTCATTCCGCCGGTCAGATCCGAGGATCGCAGGCCCTCGAGGAACCCCTCGCCGGCCTTCTCCCCCGCGCCGGACAGGCCGTCTAGGAATGCCTTCTTGCCCTCTTCGCCGGCCTTCTTGAGCTGCTCCTTGATGTGGGAGGTCTCGGCCATGACCGGGATCCACAGCGCAGCCAGATTGATGTCGTTTTCGGCCATCGGTTTAGGCGAGTCTCTTTTCGGTGGAAGCCAATTGAGCGGCGTGGGCCTGGTCGCGGTCGCGGCGGGCCTTGTACTCGGACAGCGTCATCGGGGTCAGGCGCGGGCCGCCGTCGGGGCCGATCGGGTTGGGAATCTCGGCCGGTTCGACGGGCAGCCCGGGCCGCGGGTAGCGCCCGGACAGTTGCAGGACCCCGGCCTGCTGCTCGCCGAGGTTGGCCAGCAACTGGGCTTCGGGAGTCCAACCCTTGTCGACGGCGTGGTAGCGCACCGCCGACCCGGGCGGGCAGGCCAGCACGACGGCCATCAGCTCCCCCACCGAAAGCTTCTCGGTGCCCAGATCTACTGCATGTAAACCCATTCCGAGCAGGTCGAGCACGACGGCGTTGGTGTGCTCGGCCACCGTTTCAGCGACCCACAACAGCTCGGCCGCCGCTCCGGCGACCGTTAGGATTCCCCCCGCTCGCTCAGCTCCCCCGTCCATGCCGAGATCAGTTCCATGACCTCGTCATCGGGGAGGCAGGCCGCGCGCTCCTGCATCGCCTCGGGCACGCCGGCGGAGTCCATCATGAACACGAACTGGCCGACCATGTCGCCCTTGAGCTTGTTGAGCTTGAAGAAGAATCGGAACGCCTCGCCGGGTTTGACCACTGTGGTGGCCTTGGGGAACACGATCTGGTCGCTGCCGTCCTTGGGTTTCCACGTGAACAGCGGGGTGCCTTCGGGGTAGGGGGACGCCGAAGCGTCCCCCTTCCCGGGGGAGGGTGGCTGCGGGATTGCCTTCTTAGCTGCCACCGATGCTCGATCCGGTCTTGATGCCGTCGTTGACGTAGAGGTACCCGAGGTTGTTGTTGCTGTCCGGGAACGCCTTCAACGTGATGTCGGCGGACATGAACTCCTTGTTGGTCATGTTCACGTCACCGATCTGCACCGGGCGACCGACGGGGATGACGTAGCGCACCAGCGCCTGGTAGCCGGCCGTGGTGGCGTAGTAGCCGTCAAATACCCAGGTGAGGGTGTCGAGCAGCAGCGCGTTGAGCTTGACCGCGATTTCCTTGCCGTGCAACGACGTCGGGGCGGTCACGGTGGTGTTGGCGTTGCCGTAGGCCGTGGCCAGGACGTTCTCGTTGAGGAACTGGTAGAGCTTGAACGACAGCGTGCGGGAGTACTTGTCCTGCAGTGAGCCGACCAGGTTGGCGCCCCAGGCGTACACGTCGGTGCTGGAGCGGTCTTCCTTGGTTTTGACGCCGTTCTCGTCGATGTAGCCGAGGTCGGTGAAACCGGAGGCCAGTGTGTCGTAGCTGGTGGAGGGCAGTGCGGTGCCCAGGGGTGCGTAGAGGACCGAGCCGGTGATTCGAGGCTGTGCTGAAATCGCCTGCCCGGCATTGTCGGCGGTAACCGGCATGGGGTTTTCCTTCCAATGAAAAAAGCCCCGGACAGGCTGTCAAGGGCTGGAGAGTGTGGGAGCGGTATTCGGTTGTGGGTATTCAGTTGTGCGGGTACTGCGGCTTTAGGTGGGGCGGCCTGGCATGCGCCAGATGACCATCGAGCGGTAGCGGATGAGGTTGATGTTGGGGTCGCTCAATCGCGTCGGGGCGACGACGCTGACGACCGCCTGAATCGGGAAGCCGTTGACGACCTGGCCGCGGGCCGCGGCGGCGTGCGCGGTGACCTTCTGGGCCAGCGCGGCGGCGGCGGTCTCGGTCGGTGAGTAGGCGTGCATGATGAACGCCAACTCCCAGAGCAGGTAGTTGTGGCGGCCACCGCCGGCGGCTTCCACGCGCAGGAAGTCGTTGACGGTGTCGGACTGGTTGGCCGGGTTGGGCATTCGGGTGGCCACCGGTGTTGGGGACACGATGCCGCTGAGGTAGGTGACCGCGATTTCTTCGATGTCCGGGGGAAGGACAACCGGGTCGAGGTGGCCGGGGGTCCAGGTCATCGGCCCGACATCGACGCCGCGGCCTTGAGCATCACGCTGTCGGCCAACTCGAGGTGGATCCCGGCGTTGTCGGACGGGGCGACGTAGGCGCGGGCGCGGGACTGCCCGCCGGTGGACATGATCACGCGGAAGTGTTCGGCGTGCTCGATCATCCCCCGGCACTCGCCGGCCTTCTTCTGCAGATAGTCCACCACCGCGGGCATATGCCGGATCGCCCGGTCGATCTCGACCAGGTTGCCGGGGTCATAGTCACCGGAGGTCGGGCTCATGGAGAACGACGTCCCGGTGTCATTGACGCCGTAGACGATGTTGAGGTCCTCAGCCATCTAGGTGACCCTCCGAACGCGCACGACGCCGCCGATCATCCGGTTGAGCAGGGGCAGTGGGCCGAGCTTGTTGTCCGAGGGGACGCCCTCCACGTGAAACTCCAGGCCGTCCACCGGTTCCCCGGCGTTGTCGGTTCCGGTGGCGCCGATGATGACTTGGTCCTTCTGGTGGTAGAGCGTCGCGTCGGGCACCGCGATTTCCAGCACCGTTTCGGCGCGGTTGACGAAATCGGGTGAGACCACTTCACGGGAAGACCCTCGCCGGCCGAACTCGTTGATGGCCTGCACTTTGCGCGCGACCGTCGGGCCGAGCGCGTAGGCGGGGTTGCCGTGCGCGTCGGTGGCACCGGTGGTGATCCACGGGCGGTGGTAGACGGTGATCGGGGCGGGGATGCTGGCCATCAGCACAGTTGTGCGCCGAAGCGCGGGATCCGGTAGCGGCCCAAGCGGTTACGGTGCGCGCCGGTCAGTTCCATGCCGATCTCGCGGCGCAGCTTGAGGTTGTACTGCGCGGTCCGAATCTCGGTGGCGTTGCTGGCCGGAAGTTCCATGGCCGTGGACACCAGCTCAAAGATGACTGCCTTGACGTCGATCGGGGTGACGTCGTAGCCGTGAGTGAATCCGATGAGCGCGAACTTGTTCTTGGGCCACGACATCGGCTTGCGGCGGATCCACGGGTTCGGGGCGTCCCAGTAGTAGTCGGTGTCGGCCGTCTGGATCTTGCCGTCGATGGCCACGGTGTCGACGGCGGTGACATACGCCGAGGGCAGCATGACCAAGTCGCGGGAGCCGAACCAGCAGCGTTGCGCGGTGACCGTCAACGAGGGGGCGATGTGCCAGCCGCAGTACTTGCGCACCTCGGCCTCAGCCATCGCGATGAACACCGACTGATCCGGTGCCCCCCAGGCGTCGAAGTCATCGTCACCGTCGGGATCAACCAGCGGTGTGCTCACGCTTGACTCTCCGGCGCGCAGGCGCCGACGGTGCCGGGACGGCCGTCTCCAGCGCGGTGTCGTCGGCCTTGTTCTCAAGCGCGGCGTGCGCGGCGATCTCCGCCTTGAGCGCCAGCAGGTGCTCGGTGGGTTCGCGACCGAGGGAGGTGTAGGTGGCGATCGCCTCGTCGATGGAGCGCGCGTAGTCGGCGTCGACATCACGCAGCTGGATCGGGGGATCCAATTCGTGCCGGACTTCCAGGTTCACCGAGAGACCTCTTCTGTAGTTGTGCCGTCGAGCGAGGCTGGGGGCAAGGGATCGCCCTGCCCCCAGCCTCGCTCGGTTACCTGGCTAGCTGCCCCACGTGGGAGCGATCAGGCCGGTGATCTCCGCGACGCTCTGCGGGTAGCGGCCCGCGGAGAAGGCGACGTAGGAGAAGACCTGCAGGAGCACCGTCAGCGAGGTCGCCCGGGTCTCCGGCAGGACGCGGGTCCGCAGACCCGACTCCCACAGGATGAGATCCGAAGCGCGCATGACGTAGACGTAGTCCTGGTTGCTGCCTGCGCCGTTGTTGGTCGACAGGTTCGGATCGGTGATGACGGGCAAACCGTGCATCTGGCCGACGACCTGCTGGGAGTCGACCTTCTCGAGGATGCCGCCGGCGTTCATCGGGTTGTTCGCCGCCGGGAGGAACAGCGGACGGCTCTGGCTGTCCAGCAGCGACAGGAACCAGCCCCAGCGCCGCGGGTGCATCACGATCACCTCGGGCGGGAGGAAACGGCTGGCGTGGATCTGCTGGATGGCGTTGGCCACCGCCGCGTAGACGTAGGCGATGGTCGTGCCACCGGAGGCCACGGTCAGGATGTTGCTGGTGCCGTGGATGCCCTGCACCTGGCCGTTGGAGCCGGTGCCGTAGAGCACCTGGGCGTCGACCTTGGTGGCGTGGTCCTGCGTCAGATCCCGGAAGACGACCTCGTCGAACGCGATCGGGCTCTGATCCAGCAGCTGAATCGACAGGCCCTGCTGACCGGCGATGGTCTGCACCGGGGCGGTGACGTAGCTATCCGTCAGGTCGGTTTCCTGAACGTTGACGTTGTCGCCGTTCTGGATGGCCGTGGCGGTTCCGGTGGCCAGCTTGGGGATGTTGATGCTGTTGGTGCCGGCCGGGAGTGCCTGGTTCTGAACCACGTTGGCGACCGGGCGACCGGCGCGCGCCAGCGCGATGTACTGGTCGACCAACCACGACGGCGGGACGGCGTAGCCACCGGTGCCGCTGGTGCGGTTCAGGTTGCGGGCCTCCATGTACTCCGGGAGGGTATCGACGTCCTGGGCGTGCCGCGACAGGCGCTCGCGTGCCTCATCGGCATCGGAGCGGCCGGGGATCGACACGGTGACCAAGTCCTTGAGGTAGGACCGGCGGGGGTCGCCCTTGACGTAGGTGGCCTGCTCGCGCACCGACTCGACAAGGCGGCGGGCTTCCCGCAGACGCTTGTCGCCGTCGGAGAGCTTGCCGGCGCGGGAGATCTCCGAGCGCTGCTCTTCGATGCGCTCGTCGAGGCCGCTGAGGCGGGCGTCGGTCTTCTCGATGTCCTTGGTGAACGAGCGGAACTCGCTGTCCTCGACATCGGTCAGGTTTTCCATGCCCGCGGCCTCGGCCACGTCCAGGATGGCTTGACGCTTGGAAATCAGGGTTTCGCGCTCCTTGGCAGCTTCTTCGCGCTGCGCCATGAGCCGCTTGAGAAATTCCTCCATGATGGAGAGGTTCCTTTCGGATTGATGTGAATGGTGGTGCGCCTCAGCGCGGCCCAGTGCCAGGGCGTTCTGCCCGATGGCGGGCAGGTTTAGGCCGCACCCCAGTGCCAGGGGTGCGGGGCCTAAGTTGATGGGTCAGGAGGCCAGCGAGGCGGCTTCCTTGACGGTGAGCGGGCCGGATTGACCGCCCGGGCGGCACAGCCGCCGGTATTCCGAGATTGACAGGCCGGATCCGTTCTGGCGACGTTCCGGGGCCGGGCCGGCGGAGAGCTTCATGTCATCGGCGGGATCGTCGTCGGGCTGGGTTTCGGTGCCGCAGTCCGCTCCGGCCTCGGCGCACATGTCGTGAATCGCTTGGGCGAGAGTGGAATTGCGCGGGTCGCCGATCTGCCCCTCGGTGGCCGAGCGTTTGATGCGGGCCAGCAGTGCGCGCAGCGACTCGTTGGCCGGCGGCCGGGTTTCTCCACGGGAGGCCAGTAGCTGGGTGACGGCGCGGTCGACGTCGTCAGACATCGCGCGCAGCTCGGCGAGCTCCTCGCCCTTGAGGTTGGCCAGCCGCTCCACCGCGGAGCGGATGGTGGCCGAGGTGTGCGGGTTGGCGCCGAAGGACACGATCGACACATCGCCCTTGTGCAGGGAAACCTCGGTCAGTGACCGTTCGGTCTCGTCGGTGTTCCATTGCTGGCCCTTAACCCGGAACGCGAAGGACATCTCGTCGACGTCGCCGCGTTCCATCTTGACCGCAAGAGACCGCACGGTGTGGTCGCGCAGGTCGAGGTTGGCCTCGGAGATCAGCCCGGTGGTGTCCACGCCCAGGCGCAGGGTGCCGGACTTGGTGCGCGCCAACGGGAGTCCGTCATGGTTGATCAGCAGGTGGACATCGGGGTTGGCCCGCAGGGTGACGTCGAAGGCTTTGCGGGTGACGTACTCGGTCCAGCCGCCGGCGGCGATACCGCCGTGGACGTCGTAGCCCTTGTCGAACACTGAGGCGTAGCCGCTGAACTTCAGCGTGTTGTTCGCCCCGGTGCGGAACTCGAACTGCGACGCGGGGACCGAGCGCCGCTCAGGGGCGTCGATCAGGTCGGCTTTATCCATGGGTGTGCTCCTGGCGGTATCGGGAGAGGAGGCGGGCGCCGATGCCTGGGGGCGTCGGCTCAAGCCCCTGCGCAGGCTTGGAGGTGGGGTCGGTTCCCTCGGTTTTCGGGGTGGCCGCGGTGGCGGGGTCGAAACCCAGTGGGGCGAAGTTCAGCGGCTGCAGGTATCCGTCGCCGTCGGGCACTGGCGGCATTTCCTCGCGGGCGCGCATCTCGTTAACGCTCATGAGCCCGGACTGGCGGGCCAGTTGGTAGGACTCAAAGCGGGACTTCATGTCCCCGCGCATCAGGTAGTTGGTGTCGAACTTCATGAACTGCCCGCGCGGCAACAGGTTGGAGATGGCCGACTCGATGCAGGTGAGCCAACCCATCAGGGTGTAGGTGATGAACCCGATGGCCTGCTGCTCAATGCCTGAGCCCCATGAGGTGGAGCGTTCGACGTCGCCGATCATGTGCGGGGGGATGCCGTAGAAGCGGGCGACGTCGGCCACCGACGCTGAGCGGGTCTGCAGGAACTGCGACTCTTCGGGGGTGATGCTGATCGGTTTCCAGTCGAACCCGCCGGAGAGCACCGCGGGCAGCCGGCGGCCACCGTTGGAGGAAATCCACTGCGCCTGATTGAGTTCGATCTCCTCGGGGGTCAGCGTCTGGTCGGTGCGCAGCACACTGGAGGGATTAGCGCTGTCGCGAAAATAGCGGTGACCGTACTCCTCGGCGGAGATGCCGATGCCGATCGCGCGGGCGGCCTGCTGAATCGGGGTGAGCCCCAACGGTTCCCCGGGCATCGTGAAGCGGCGGATATGCACGATGTCGGCGCGCTCGACCCGCTCCCCGGCCACCCGGTAGATGGGGTCGTACCACTCGAGGATGTTGGTGCGGCGCTCAATGTAGACCAGATCGGGATGGACCGGCATCAGCGCGGTCGGGTAGCCGAGACTGTCACGGCCGGTGACCACGTGGAAGCTGTTGCCGCGCAGCGCCAAGGCGGAGACGACCATCCACTTCCATTGGAAGAGGTCGAATCCCGGCGTGGGTTGAAGGATCACTTTCGGGGTCGGGCTGACCCTTTGTGGCAGGTTGTTGGCGTCGCGGCGGTACACCGCCATAGGCAGGGAGGCGATCGTGTCGGCCAGGAGCCGAACGCAGGCGAACACCGCCATGTGGCTCATGGCCCGGTGGGTGCCCACGACGTCGGAGGCGTAGCCGTCCGCCGGTGGCGGGATGAACGCCGAGGAGGTGACCGTGCGGGCCTCCACCTCGTTGGCGTGGGGGCGTTCGCGCGGCAGTAGCCGGTTGATCAGGCTCACTGCGGCCTACCTGAGGCCACGCCGATCACCAGCAGGCCGACACCGGCCGAAATCAGGCCCACCGACGGTGAAATCAGCCAGAATCCGGCCGAAATTGAGCCGATTCCGGCTAATTCGGCCGCATTGGAGACCATGGCTGGCCAATTCGGGCGCCGCCAGCGCCGACGGGGTTGCGGCTCGGGGTCTTTGACCGCAGGGGGCGACCACAGGTCGCTGATATCCAGGGTGGGGTCGGTCAACTCCGACGGTTCAGCGTCGGCGTAGAGCCGCCCACCGGTTCCGATAGTCACGTGAGTTGCTTCTCCCAATGCGAGATCTGGTCGGCGTCCCATCCGTGCACACGCGGGACGGCCGGAATGTTGGCCAGTCCCCAGACCGCGCCGATGGCCGCGTTCAGCGGTGCGACGTCGGTCGGGGACTTCAGTTGGTCGATGACCCAGCCGCCGGCGGGCTGGTTCTTGGCCACCGCGGACGTGGCGGCCATGTCCAGGCCACCGTGCGGCAGGTGCCTGAGGGTGTTGTCGCGCAGCCGGTCGAACATCTGCCCGCAGCCGGCGGAGATCTGGTCGGACTTCCACTCCACGACCGGTAGGCGGCGTTTCTGTAGATCCTTGAGCAGGGATCCGACCGGGGCGCCCAGGACTGAGCGGATGACGATCCCTGCGTAGGTTTTACGGCTCTCGACCAGGTAGTCGATGACCCAGTCGGTCCCGGCGCGATCCTCGGCCACCGCCACCACCGCGACCTCACCGTCCAGGCCGGCGCGGGTGATGAAGGTGTGCGACCGCTTGGAGGACACCTCGACGCACACCATGATCGGCGTACCCGCAGCGGGTCGGGCCTCAGCGTCGGAAGAGGCGACCCACGTTCCTTCCGGGAAGGGTCCACCGACTCCGAATGAGGTTTCACGGCAGCAGATCTCAGCCTCGGCCACATGGGCCGGGGAGGTCCGCAGGCCGGAGATCAGCGCCCGGTAGGTGATGCAGTTGTCGGTGACCTCGGTGTGATTGCAGGACGGGTTGGCCTGCATCAGACCGTCGGGGTCGTTGCGCGGCAATCCCGGCGCCATCGACCACTCGAACCAGCCCGTATCGAACTGCACCTCGGGCATGTCCTCAAACTCCGGCAGCGCCTCGATCTCGCCGAGCACATCCGATTGGACGTCGGAATCCTCATCGGGCCAGGACAGTTCGCGGTGCGAGAGCGCCCGCAGATACCGCAGCACCACACCGGAGGCGTCCGGGGCGTTGGAGAACGCCCAGCATTGGGCCTTCGGGCGGGCGTTCATGGTGTTGGTCACCGCAGCCCAGGAGTCCCAGGACTGATGCTCGCGCAGCTCGTCGAGCAGGATCAGGTCCCCGGAGAAACCGCGGCCACCGCGGCGGGTGGCCGAGGCGATGCGGTACTCGCTGGTGGTTTCGCGGCCCTCGGCGTGGTGGATGATCTGAAATTGCTTGGGGTGTCCGAGGTAAACGCCGTCGTCGGGGATCAGCTCGGCCAGCTCCTCGTCGGCCTGGGCCAGGGAGACGGCTTCCTTCCACGCCTTCTCGGCGTTGGCCAGATCCTGGGCGGTGCCGATCACCGTGCGGGACTGCAGCGCGTACATGTGCCACAGCGCCAGCACGATCTCCACGGCGGTCTTGCCGTTCTGGCGTGCGACCTCGACCACGACGGTGCGAAACCGGTAGGTGCCGTCGAGGTTGAGCTCCAAGCCGTGCAGTAGCAGCCAGCGCTGCCAGGGGAACAGCTTCATGTTGAGCAGTTCCTCGGCGAAGCGGATTGCGCTGTGGCCGTGAGTGGTCAGGCCGTGCTCGTCAAATTCGGCGGTGACGTCGCGCAGCGGCGGGATGAAGATCCGCGGCGTTTCAGCGCCGAGCAGCTCGGGCACCTACTTGGCTCGCACTTTGGTGCGGGCGTTACCCGGCGGCCACCACGGCGGCGGGAAGTCCTCGCGGCGGCGGTCGATGATGTTGCGCAGGGTGGGGGGCCGATGCACCATCGAGGCGAACGCGCTGTCATAGGTGTCTGCCGTGCGGCACCGGATCGAGGTGTATCCATCGGCGGAGACCGGGACGGCCACCGCCTCCACTCGGGTGTCGGCGTCAGCCACGACCAGGCTGTTGATGCGATCCAGGGCGATCTGCTGGACGGTGCGCAGCGGGTTGCCGTTGGGCCAGTACGGGTTCGGCAGCCCCTCGGCCGGGTCGGGTTGCAGTTCGAACGGGAACGCGTACGGGAACCGGGTACCGTCGATGAACTGGTAGTACAGCGGCTTGTAGGTGGCCGGAGTCTGGTTGTCCGTTGTGGTGCCGGCCAGGATGGCCTGCATCGCCGTAGCCAGGGTGGACAGTTTGACCTGAGGGTTGATCCAGCGGTCCAGGGTCTCGTAGAGGGTTCCGGCGTAGGTGTTGAGGAAGTCGGCGAACACGTCGCGGCCCCACAGTGACAGCACGGTGTCGTCGTCGGGCCATGTCGACGCCGGATCGCTGGGGATGGGGAACTCCCACCATAGATCCTCGGTACCGGTCAGGTTCGGCTGCAGCATCCCGCGGCCGCTGAGTTCCGGGGAGCCCGGGAACCCTGTACCGGATTGACGGCGCGGGTTCATCATCATCAGACCGGCGATCAGGTCACCGCGGCGGTCCTTGAGCCTTCCGGTGCGCAGTTCGTCGTACAGGTTCGAGGCGATGATCGCCCCGATGCTGGTGCCGACCAGGACGAAGCGTCCCGGCCGGGATCGGATCAGGCTGATGGCCGTCTCCACGCCGGTGGCGATCGACTGCGACAGCGGGTAACGCTTGGGGTAGTTGACGATGACCCAGGTGACACGATTAGTGTCCGCGCGGACACTCATCCAGGTCGTTTTCCCGGTGGCCGTCCAGGGGCGGAACTCGTAGACGGTGACCAGTCCCCCGAGGGCCATCGGTCAGCTGCCCGCCATCGGGCTCAGGCTCAGCCCGAACGCATCCAGCCGCAGGGTGTTGGTGCCCACCCATGTCACCGGGGCGGCGAGCTGGATCGACCGCAGGAAGTGCCCGCCGGAAGAGGCGTCCCACAGCGAGACGGTGGTGACGGTCTCCTGGTGTCCGGTGTTGGTCCAGTTCGGAGAGTTGGTGACCACGATCGCCCCGTTGGAGGGGGTGCCGAAGGTCACCGACTGGCGGGTGGTGTTGCCTACGGAGATGTTGGCGGTGCCGTAGTAGCCGGGGGATCCGGTGTGCAGCTGCAGGTAGCGGGCACCGACCGAGAAGGATGTTCCGGCCAGCGTGCCCAGCCAAGCGTGCGCCAGGTACAGGGAGATGCCTTCAGCCATTGGTACCCGTTCTGGTCATCGCCTGAACGCTGGCCAGCCGGCCACGCTTGCGGGCCGAACCCTTGCGCAGGTCTTCGAGGATGGTGGTTAGTTTCGCCGCGGCCGCGGGCTGTTGGGACAGCGCGAGCGGGTTGTCGAGGATGCGGGCCATCGCCAGCGCGGCCTGGGCGGCACCGAGTCGGGTCTCCGCGCTGGTCAGCGACGCCAATTCCTCGAGGACGGCGGTTTCGGCGGCGCCTGCGCGGGCAGTGGCGCCGGGAAGAGCCGTGACCGTCGCGGATCCCGCAGCAGAACCATCGACGGCCACGGCGGCCTTCCGCGGGCGTCCCGCGCGCGACACCTCGATGAGCGCACCGGCCTTGCGGGCCTTGTACTCGCGCATGTACTGCGCTTGCGCAGCGCGACAAAGTTCGCAGCGGCACTTGTCGGCATACCGCTGCCGAGTTCCGTGCTCAGCCACGATGGGATCCTTCCGAGCCCCCGCGCCGGGGACCTCTTTGCATAGATATGCGGTTTATGCATGCCCCTGATGGGGGTCGCGGCACTCGGGCAACCCGCAGGTCAGGGCTTCCGCTCATTGGCGCCGAGATGCCGCATTAGTGCAGTTCAGGGGCTTAACATTTTACGTAAAACGGGTGGGCGATAAAGTACGGGCACTGCCTAGGTGCCTGTATTGAATTTTGAAGTTTTGACCCGCCCCCACCATGCATCGTATTGCATGAATATTCATGATGTCGATGCATGCATTCCTGTCACCAGGCGGGTGCGACCCACTCCCGCACCGCGTCGGCCTGTCGTGCGCGGTTGCATCGGCTGTGTGAGGGACGCAGGTTGGAGTAGGTGTAGGCCAGGTCGGGACGCAGTGCCACGGGCTGCAGGTGATCAGCCTCAAACGCGTCCGGGTGCTGGGCAGGGAGGGTGTAGTCAATGGGCTGACGGCACAGGTGGCAGCGCTGCCCACTGCGTCGGCAGTCGGAGCGGAACCGGCCCTTGACGCTGCGCCACCGGTGACCGGTGGGCCTCATCAGGGTCCTAAGTATTCCAGGCGGGTGAGCGTCGGGTCGGTCAGGCAGATGGCGCTGCTGTCCGTCGGCGCTCTGAACGCGAAGTTGCTGAGGTGGCGCTGGGCTGAGGCGTAGACCACCTCGGAGAAGGCGACGTCGTAGACCAGGCCGACGTTGTCGTTGATCAGGGCGATCTGGGAGCTGATCGCCGAGGAGTTGGCCAGCAGTTGCACGCCTTCGGTGTCCGCGCGGTCGATCGTGGACAGCCTGCCCTGGTAGATGCGGCCCAGAATCGGGGCGATGGCCAGGTCAGTGTCGGCAACGCCCTCGTCGCCCAAGTCAAGGTCGGCTATGTGGGCTGTCCAGCCCGTGGGCAGCCGCGGGTAGAACTGCACGAATCCGCTGATGACCTGAAACTGCAGGTTGGAGGTGGTGCCGCCGGGGCTGGCGGACTCGATGTTGTACCAGTGGCCGGTGGCGGTGAAGTAGGTCAGCTCGGTAGTCATGTTCGCCTTCGGGTCACAGGGGCATGGCCACGCTGCGGGCGGTCCATTCAGGTCGGGTGCCGTGCCGCCACGCCGTGCGCCCGGGTGGGCGGGGTTGGCCGTCGCGGTGGTTGATCAGGGTCTTGCCATCAAGGTGGTCACACAGGCTGGGGTAGGTGTAGGCGACGCGGGTTGCCCAGCGTGACAATGACTCGTCGATGGGTTCGTGCATCCAAGCCAGGGTGGCGAGCATGTCGGTGACCTGGGTGGTGCAAATGGCCACGGCCACGGCGTGCATGAGGACACTGGAGGTGATCCAGCTGGCGTCCTCGTTCTCGGCCTGGCCAATGGCCTGCTCCAGTGCCCACTGGAATTGCGGCGGACGCTGTCGGCCGGCGTAGAGCGAAACCACCGGGGCGGGCGCATGATTGAGCGCGTCGTGCAGCTGCTCACGGAATCCGTCGCACGGTTTGGCGTCGTCCTCAAGCACGACCAGCCAGTCGTGATGTCGGCGGTGAGTGTGCAGCCAGTCCCAGACGTGGCGGTGGTTGGCTTCACAGCCCATGCTGCCGTCGTCAAGAGACAGATACGAAGCGCCGACGCTGTGCTGGAGGATGCGCGCCTGATGGGCGCGGTCGACGTGGCCGACGATGCCGATCAGCATGAGGCGAACAGGTCCTCGTAGGTGGGCGTGAGGGTGTCCCAGGACAGTGCGTGGCGGATCTTGTCTGCGGTGTTTCGAGCATCGTCGGCGAATTGCGCATCGGTGGCGAAGCGGTCGATCAGGGCGCCCAGCGCGGCGGGGTCTGCGCTGTAGACGTCGATCGGGGTGACTGATTGGAACTGGTCGCGATGCTGCGCGGGGACCAGCCACTCGGATGGAAGCCAGGCGTCGTTGGGGTCGATGTCGGTCATGATCACCGGCATCCCGGCGCCGATGGCTTCCTGCGCGGGGAGGCACAGGCCACCGAACCGTCTGGGCAGGATCAGGACTCCACCGGTGTAGAGGTCCCAGTAGTGGTTGGCGTCGCCTGACCGGATAACGAGCTCGACGTTGTCGGGGATCGTGTGAGCGTGTAGGAGCTGTTCCAGATAGGCGACGTTTTGGCAGGTCAGCGTGAGGGTGATGTCAGCGCTGACGTGGCGGAGCGCGGCGAGCAGGTCCGGGGTTCCGTTGCGGTCATAGGCGGCGGGGCGTCCCACGACGTGCAGGAAGTCCGTCGAGGTGGGCGGCTCGGGCCAGCGGTCGGTGGCGATCGGGACGGGCAGGTGGATGCGGTTTGGTACGTCGATGGCATCCCACATCCATCGCGAGGGTGCGGCGAACATGTCGGGCTGTGGCCAGGTGTAGAGCTGGTGGGCCAGGAACTCGAAGTTGTACTGCACGATGACCTTGGCGCCGGCTTTGTGCGCGATGCTCACCAGCTCTGGGCTGTAGGTGGTTTCGCAGCAGAAGATGACGTTCAGACCGTCGCAGAACTTCTCGAGCAGGCCGGTGTTGGGGTTCCAGCCGTGGCCGATGAGCGCGCCGGGGTAGCGATCAAGGAACGTGCGCTTGTTGCAGTGCGCGACGTCGTCGTAGAAGTGGCTGACGTCGATGACCAGCACCCTGTCGGGGTGCATATGGCGGGCGAACTCCCACGACTGGATTCCCAAGCCGGAGTTGTCGGCGCGGGCGATCAGGCCGAGCATCTAGAACCGCTGCTCGGCGTCGTACTTGGCGGTTCCGGCGCGGCCGTCGAGGTGGTAGGTGCGCTTAAAGTTGCCATCGGTGGGTCGCCAGATGTGCAGTCGGTGAGCGTCTTTGTCGCCGGTCCCCCAGGCGTCCTGGATGACGCCGTGCATCCTGTCTTCAATGAAACAGCGGGCGTCGGCGCTGAAGTGATCATCGAGGATGCGCTGGTAGTAGTCGGTGCGTGCGATGTGTGGGCGCTGGGACCACTGACTGGTGCGCAGGAACGCCCCGGTGCGCCCGTGCATGAGATGCCGGTGCGCGTCGGGAATGACAGCTTCGTGATGTAGGCGGACCAGATCGCTGCGTCCGCTCATCAATTGCGCGGCGATGTCCTCGATGTCGATGGGCAGATCGGTGACCAGCGGGGTGTCCTGCTCAACGTAGATCATCAGCGGGGTGTAGATCTCGCCGATGACCGCGCGCAGCATGCCGACCTGGTGACGGTGATCGAAGAAGATCACGGTGCGGGTGTTCTCGTCGACGAGCCGGCTGACGCGTCGCACGTGCTCGTCGTAGTCCGCGCGGCGGTCTTCCTGCTCGGGGCGGATACCGTCGAAGGTCACGATGATCTCAGCGTCGGACAGGTGGTGGCGAATGCTGGCCAGGGTTTCGCGCAGGATCACGGTGTCGGGGTGCGACGGGATCGGCGAGACCGGGACGACGGCGGTGATCATGTGAGAGCTCCGAGGTCGAGCAGATCCTCGATCAGCCACTGGGTGAGGTTGAATTTGTAGCGCTTCCACCAGGCGCGGACGCGCGGGGACACCTCGTCCCAGTTGTCGAGCACCTCATCGACCAGGGCGGGTAGCTCCGCGGGGTCGGTGTAGACGGGGAATGGCGGCTCACCCAGAAGGCGCTGCCAGTAGCCGCGACTGTCGTAGGCGGGGCTGAGGTCATCGGCGATCGGCACCGCGCCGGCCTGCAGGGCCTCCCATACCCGGAAGCTGTCCGGGGAGAACACACCCGAGGGTGCGGGGGCGACCTTGGCGGCGCGCAGGTGTTCGGTGTAGCGCAGCGGCGGGATGCCGAGGGTAAATCCTTCGGTGCGGTGCACGACCCGGTGCTCCGTCGGCGTCAGGGCGGCGAATGCTGCCGTGCGGCGGGCGTGGTTGTCCTGGGCGGAAAGGAATACCTCGAGGTATTTGACCGGGGGGAAACGCTTGGGCGCCAGGTGCGGGCTGTAGCCGACGCCGAACAGCCGCGCCCCGGGGTGTTCGCGGTCGGTGCGCGGGGTCTGGACCCACCAGCGGATGTTGCGGTGATAGACCCGGTCGGGGTCGAAATCGTCGCGCTCGTCGCCGGTGCGGATCGCCAGCACCCAGTCGTAGCGCGACAGGTGCTCGCTGATGAGGTTGGCGCGGCCGACCCAGTAGTGGCCGGGGATGATCACGATTGCGCCGGTGGTCTCCGGCCATCCCTCCACACGGGTGAACTCGATCCCGGTCGGGCCGAGACGGTTGGCGAACAAGTCGTCGACCATGGTCTGGTCCCACTGGTTGACCGGCATCAGCCGCCCGACGGTGATCACGCGAACACCGTGTCGAGGATGGTCTGCCAGCGGTGGGCGTAAGTGTGATGCGCTGTGGCGTGCTGTTGGCCGGCCAGGCGGATCTGCTCACGCTCGTCGTCGTGGGTGAGGTAATGCTCGATCAGCTCCCCGAGCTGGTCGAAGTCACCGAAGTCGAAGTAGCGCAGGTGGTCGCCGTCAGTGAACCAGTCGTTCAGGCCGGTGATGCGCGGGTAGATCTGGAACGCTCCACGGCCGGCGGCCTCAAACAGCCGATCCGAGCTGTAGTGCGGGTAGGTGTATCCCAGGCACAGGGTGTCCCCCACCGCGACCTTGGAGCGGGCGTAGGCGGCGTTGAGGTCTGATCCGCGCACCGTGCCGGTGTCCCCGTCGGGTCCGATGTGGGTGAACCGGGAACCGTAGGTGGTGCGCAGCCAATCGACCAGCTGGGGCCGCCACGGCCATTCGGGGTGGTAGTTGCGGGATCCGACGAAAATGACGTCGTTGGCGTGGAGGCTGTCCTGCTCGGACAGGTAGCACTCGGGGCCGTACACCCCGGCGGGTAGGAATCGGCCCTTGACGGCGGTGTTGTCGCACAGCCAGTCGGCCATCAGCTTGTCGACGGTGAAGAACCAGCCGATAGCCCGGTAGAACGGGTCCTCGTCGAGGTCGCGCTGCCGGGCCAGGCCCCGCCACAGGTCCAGGTGGTAGGTGACTGTGGGGATGCCGAGGTGCTGCAGCCCGGTGAGCGCGTCGGTCAGCGGCATTCCGGGAGTGGTCCAGGAGTGGGTGTGCACCACGACCGCCAGGTCCGACATCCGAGCCGCGACGAGGAAGGTCTCCCCGGTGGCTTGGCCCTCCTGAAGGCGGGCCACTGTGTGACCGAGGGACTCCAGGCTGTTGGCGTGATGAGTTTCGCTGGAATGGGCGACGGCGAAGTTGCCCAGGAAAGCGATGTGCATCTCGGCTGCTGCGGTAGCCGGGATGAATCAGGCGGCGGGGGTGTCCGAAGGCGGTTCGAGGCCCTCAACGCCGGCCACGGCCGACTCCAGGCCGGTGAAGTCCAGCGCGGCCGAACCGGGCTGGTTCTTCAGCGCGTCGATCTCGTCCTTGATGGCCGAGACGGCGGCGCCCAGTCGGGCGACGTAGGCGTTGAGGATTTCCTGATCGGCCATGATGATGGTCAGCTTTCTGTCGATGACCGCCAGCTGGCGGCACAGTTTGAACATCCCGGGGGGGTTCCTTCCCGGTGCGGGTGAATGCGCGTTGGGATATCTCGCGGACGCGCCCCCGCGGATGCGGACGCCTGCCCAACGGCCGCAATCGGGCCACCCGAAGGAGAGGGCGGGTGGCACGAAAAAACCCCGCCGAGAACGACGGGGTGAAAATTGACATAGTAGTGCTACTGCGAACCGATTCTCATTAAATCACACCGATGTCATTTCCGCCGGTAGTACGGCGTGGCGTCAGCTCGCCCGCTGGCGCTCAGACAGCCTGCGCGCATCGGCCAGCCGATAGACCGGCTTGTCTCCACGCCATCCGCGGGGCACCAGCTTCGCCTCGTAGGTCCACCGGTACAGAGTCTTGACCGGGACCGGCTGGCGCAAGGCCCCCAGCGCCACGCTCAACTCCTGCACGGTGAAGTTCTTGTCCTCGACATCGGCGAGCAGCTTGCCGATCAGCTCCCCCACGTCGTGCACCGCACCGCACTGCGGGCAGCGCACCGTGGTGTCCCGCGGTGGCGCCATCAGGCGGGTGCCGCACACGATGCCGTACTCGTCGCGGCTGGGGCACGGCCCGCACAGCCGCGGCGGCACCGGCGGGTTGATCGCCCGCTCGATCCGCACCACCGCGTCAGAGACATCCCGGTAGCACTCCTTGGCCGCCTCGTCGGCCCCGATCGCACTCACGTGACGCGCCAGCCATCCGCACAGCAGCGAATCCGATCCGACAGGGAAGGTCGTGCCGCGGGTCTCGCACAGATGCCGAGCCCAGGTGCCCAGCATGGTGCGGACATCGTCGAGCAACGTCAGCGCCTTCGGGTTGCAGCGACCGGCGGAGAGAAACACCGCCAGGGCGGAGCGGCCGTAGGTCTCCACCTCGGCGTCACCGTCGAGGTGATAGCCGCGGGAGCGGGTGTGCCGGCCGTCATCGGCCAGTGTGGCCTGACCGTAGGCGGTCTCGTGGAGGTGGCGCAGGAACCGCGGCAGCCCGACGAACAGGCCGCGCAGCTCGGTGATGCATGTAGGGCACAGGAACAGCTGTGCTTTGCGGTCGCAGTTGACGCACTGGGTCATGGTTTCCTCCTGGCGAGACGGGTGACGGCGGTGGACAGGACGGCGAGCGTGGCGTAGGGGGCGTGCGGGGAATAGGGCATGGTGGCGGCGTAAATGTCGTGCATGAACGCCCCCACCCGGCCGACGTAATCCAGTCCATCGGCGTCGAACTCGGGCTGGCGGTCCCGCCAGCGGACGATCAGCCAGTCCAGGAGGTGTTCCACCGCGGCCAGTTCCTGATCGGCGCGGGCGACCACATGGGGCGGAACGTCATGGGCCACTGACGACCTCCGGCGGCTCATTGGCGATACGGGTGCGAAGGTCAAAGTCCAACCGCAGTTCGCGGATCACCGCATCGGCCACAGCTAGGGCAGTCGGACGGTTATAGGCGTTGAACAGTGGCGTCTGCTGCACGACGTCAGCGATCCTGCTGCGTAAGTCACTCATCGTCAGCCACGTTTCCGCAGCAGCAGCGATGCGGCATGTCATGGTCGGCGTCCCTCTGACATTGACACGGGCCGGGATCGGGAATGTTGGGATCGTCCCACCGACAGTCGCACCAGGTTTGCTCACTCATCGGTCACCCCGCATCTCGTCGGATCGTTGGTTTGTCTCTTCCACACATGCCAGGAAGGTGTGTGATTCCACAGCGGATGCAATAGGTCGGCTTGGTGGCGTCGGCGAAGTGCTGGCAGTCGCACTTGGGGGTTTCGTCCTTAATGCCGATGCACCAACCCCATCCCAGGTAGTGGCGCCATTCGGCATGCCCACAGGCGCACGGCGCGGAGATGATCAGGCCGTCGTCCAGAAGTTGTCCTCAAGGGTGTCCACGCACTCGCGACACAGGAACGCGTCGGTGACTCCCCCGCCGCAGTGCTGTGACAGCAGTTGCATGTATAGCGCCTGGGCGCCGCGAGATAGCTTGCGCCAATCCGAGTCACGCCAAATCGACTCGAAGATCATTCCGGCCGCGTTAGCCATCAACCAGCTCTAGTTCATCTGCGGCGTCCATCACGGCGATATCGCGCGGGCTGTTCATGGGCACTTCCACGATGGCCAACGCGCGCTCCTGTAGCTGTCTAATGCGTGTCCAGCAGCATAGGCGTCACTCATCCGCGATCCAATCAGTGATGTAGCGGTGGGAATCGGCGGGAGCACCAAGGGTGATGGCTTCGTCCGCCCAACCAGATTGACGTTGCAGCCCCAGTTCTTCGATCACCTTGTCGGCCACATGCTCAGCCCACATCTGATCAGCGACATCTATACCGCCGCGGTCGGGCTTGAAATCCATACCGCAGCCGCAGTCCAGTCCCCCGGCGTAGTCGAAGGGGATGTGGAACCGTGCCAACCCGGCGATGCGGGTGCGGAGATCACTCATTGGTCGTCTCCCAATCGGTGACCCAGCGGCGCATGATAATCGCGTTTTCCCCGTCCCTAATATCGTCGCCCAGTGCCGCGTTGAACTCATCAACCTGGGCCTTGGCTTCGTCGCGGGTGTCGCATTCGGCGTAGCCGTCGTAGCCGAAATCAGCCCGCCATTCCTGCCCCAGTTCGGCGATCACCGCGTCGGCCACATGGTCGCGGGGCATCCCGCACTGACACCAGTCCGTTAGTTCGTCCTGGTAGCCGGTCTGCGGATAGTGCTTAGACAGCACGGCATTGATCCTGGTGCGGTGGTCGTCAGGGTCGGTAGGCGCGGTCATCAGTCCACTCCTGTCCGTTGTGCCGCCAAACAGTTCCGGCGGCGTCGATAAATGAGCCGTCGCGTTGCAGCCCAGGCGGCTGTCGCTCCAGTTCCGCGATCACCGCGTCGGCCAGGGCGGTGTTGTCGATCCATTCCCCGTATCGGTCGGGTAGGTCAGGGGGGAACTGCTTTACCAGACTGCGTTCTATCGCGGCGGCGATTCGGGTGCGGATGTCGTCACTCATCGTCTTGCCTCCCATTGCCTGGAATGGGCCACCTCGGGGAACTCGCGGAGGATCGCATCAGCCACATGCAGCCGGTGCTGAACCTCAAGCTCAAACCCGCGACCACACACGCACACAAACTCGGTTTTCATGGATTCTCCAACCTTCCGATATGAATGACGCGTCCAAGTAAGTCTCGGCTGAATCCCCCGCGCTTCATGCACAGCTCCCCCGCCGGCGCTAAACACTGATCGCAAGCGCGGACGATGGCCTTCTGCACTAGGGGACTGTCCGGGTCTTGCAGTTGCGCCGTTATCGACGGCTGTGCGCCACGCTGAGCCACGATCTGGGTGCGTCTGGTGTCAGGCATCCCGGCGCACCTCCCCGTCATCCAGAACCACGCTCGCGGAGATGATCCGCAACCCCGACGCGATCTGCTCCAACAACGAATCCACCACCTGACGGGTCAAATCGTCGACATGCGGGGAATCCCACGTCAACCGCGGGAAATCTGTTCGGACAGTTGTCACAGCGCGGATAGCGGCACCCAAACCGGAGCGGTATCCATCCAAAAACTGTTCGTCGGGCATCAGAACGGCGGCTCATCGGTGACCGTCGGCGCCGCACTCCACGGGTCATCCACCGGAGCGGCCTTCGTATACCCACCGGCCTTCGATGCGACCTTCTCCGGTTTGCACAAAGCCCACTTCAGCGACGGCCCAACCTCGGTGGCGGTCACCTCGAACACCGTGCGCTTCTCACCCGCATTGTTCTCGTAGCTGCGTTGCGCGATCTCCCCGACCACGATCACCCGCTGGCCCTTCACCAACGACTCCGCCAAGTGTTCCGCCGGCGCTTCCCAAATGGAGCAGTTGTAGAACGACGATTCGCCGTCCACCCAGTTGCCTTCTTGGGTTTTCTGCCGTTTGCCCACGGCCACGCAGAAGCTGGTGACAGCTTTCCCGGTTTTGGTGAACTTCAGTTCTGGGTCTGCGACCAGGTTCCCCACGATGGTCAACTGCGTCATGCTTTTTTCTCCTCAATTGCGAATCGGTTGGTGAACTCTGAAATGGACCGGACCCGGCCCGCCGCTTTGGCATCAATGGCGGCTTCACGGACGTGGCGTTCCGCTGTGGTTTCCCGCTCTGCGCGTTCCCGGCGGATCTCCCTGGCAACGGCGATGATCTCGGCGGGCTCCGGGGCGTCAGCGGCTCCGCGGGCGCGTTTCTTCACCGCGGCGACTAGGTCGTCCTTGGACAGTTTGTAAACTTCGAACAGTTCCGCCCAGATCTCGGCGGTGACGAGGACGACTTCGCGGTCGTCCATGCGTGGTGCGGTTCGGTGGTGGCAGGCGGCGACGACGCCCATCACTTCGATGGCTTCTGAGACGGTGGTCATGCTTCCAATGCCTTCCCGGTGGTGGTTTCCATTTCGCGGACCTCGGCGGCCAGGTCGGCCAGCGCACGCAACTTGTGGGGTTTCCCGCTCGAGCCGTTCTGGCTAGGGGCTTTCGCTAGCTCGCGGCGCATCCACCCGGACCATGTGGCATCCCAGTCGAGCTTCACGGCGTTAGGCGATGCAGATCCCGTCGCCCAGCAGATGAACTGCTCGTGCTCGTTGCGGAGCTGATCGCTGCTGATGTGAGGGAAGGCGGCCTTGATGCGGTCGACAGTCTTCTGCTGCGGCATCCAGTCGAGGTCGGTGATCCTGGTGCCTCTTTTGCGTGGCGTCGGCTTCGCCGGCGCTTCGACGCTGTCGCCGCCTACATACGTAACAACAGAAGATTCCCCTGTTCCCCTGTTCCCCTGTTCCCCTGTTCCAGCGCCGGTTTCGCGCAAATCTGCGCCGATATTGCGCGGCATGTCCGGCGCAAAATCCGCGCCACCGTATATGCGCTGGTCAGGTGTGGCGTCAGAATCGTCCGGGGTGGGGTGCTTGCGGCGCTGCTCGCGGCGCTCGGTTTTCTGGTGCGCATCCCACGATTTGATGGCGTAGTAGTGCCGTCCGCGCACTGTGTAGAACGTGATTCCGAAGTGCTGCGCACAATCGGCGCAAAATCGGCGCAAATCCTGCGCAGAAAAACCGTCGCTGTCAGGGAACGCAAAACCCAGCAGTCCGTTGAGGTTTGTTTCCCCGATACCGAAGTCGTCAGCCCAGCACCACAACGCTTGGTAGAAGATGCGGACAGGGAAGTCCACCTGGGCAACATCCGGGGACGTGAAGAACTCTGGTTTGATTGTCCGTATCCGGGCCATCAGTTGTCGCCTTCCCACTCATATCCTGGGCAGCCGCACACGACCCAGTCGCCGAATGGCGTTCGTTCTTGGTGCTCACAACGTCCGGTCTCGGCGTAGTGATCGGCCGGTTGGTGGCCGCAAATGCAGGAGTGGTTCATCCGCAGTCGTGTCCCCTCGGTGGCACCGACGACCCACAACGGGTGCAGTGGGTGTCCAGGCATAGGGGCGGGTAGAACGGCTCCCAACGTTGGTCGTCGAGCTGGCGTCGGCGTTGCAGGCAGTCGGTGTGGTCGACGTGCGGGAACCTCAGTGCCAGAGCGTCGTTCCACATCATCGCGGGCTGGATCACGCTGTTACTTCTCCTATCGGCCAGTCACAGTCGCCGCACTCACAGAACGGGAACCCTCCGCACGGTGTCGGTTTGGCAAGTTCGGCTTGGTATTTGCGTTCACGGTCGGCGGCCAGCTCGGCGTCGGTGGGGCCGGGCCGAAGCTGAATCATGGGCAGGTCGTCGAAGTTCATGCCACCGCCAACGATTCGGCGACGACACCGACTAGATCCCTTGCGGCCGGCGGTGTGACAGCATTCCCAGACATGCGGACCTGTTCTCGGCGGTTGCCGAGGATGGTGTATTCGGCGGGGAAGTCCATAGCCCGTTTGATCTCTGACGGCTCGAGCATGCGGAACAGCACGTCGTTTATGTCGACCGTGGGCAGTTCCTTCGTCAGCAGTGCGTGACGCTCCACGGTCGTGCAGGTCGACAGTGCATCATCTGTCGTTGAGGTGGAACCGTTGCCGTAGTAGGTGGTCACCAGGCCGTGGTGATTGCCCGATGCTGTGACGGTCGCTAACGGATCGGTGACGGGCCTATGTTTCGATCCGCCGCCACGCAGCTCGGCGATGAACGCCAGACCGGTCTCGCTGCGGGTCGTCATCGTGCGGGCCGGCATCGTCACCGGCTGAGCCTGCTTACCGTCACGACCCTCCACCGGCACCGCGAGGCCGAAGTGGTTACCCGAGGCGGCGATGGTTTGCATCGGCTTGCTGATGTCGCGGATTCGGTATTCGTGGCGGTGTTCGGTGATGAACGGACCCCAGTACTTGTCGATTCCGGCTTGGATCCGCGCCAGTGTCTTGTCCGCCAGCGGTTTGGTCCGGTCTCCGATGCGCTGACCGAGAAGATCCCAGTCGATGATCTCCGCTGCGGGACGGAATAGCGGCTCCACGACAGCGTTGCGGCACTTGGTGTTCGGGCAGCGGTAGACGTACTGGGCGCGATATCGGCCCCAGGCGGGTTGACGCTTCCATGTCTGCATGGCTTTCACCGGCCCGCACTCGCCGCACAGCGCATCGGGGCGGGTGATCCTGCCGAGGTCCGGGGCTGGGTTGCCCTTGCGCCAGAACACGACGTACATGCGGTCACGGGACTGCGGAGCACCAACGCCGAAGGTCTGCGCGTGCATGCTGTTGAGGAACACCGGCTGGTGGTTGTAGCCAAGGCAGTCCATCGCCATCAGCCACGCCCGGAACGGCTCCCAATGCCAGGCGTCGACAACGTTCTCCACAATGACGGCCTGGTAGCGGTGGATCTCGGCGAAGCGGGGAACGTCCCACATCGTCGCCCGTGAACGTTCCGCCGCGGCGTCGGGAAGAACTTCCCCGAACAGATCCGGTTGCGCTCCTTCACGCTTCTTGCCCTTCGCCACAGAGTGATTGGTGCACTCCGGGGACGCCCAGAGAATGTCGGTCTTCGGGAAATACCTCGGGTCGATCTGCGAAAGATCAGCGCACAGATGATCGGCGTCAGGGTGATTCGTGTTGTGTGTCTGCACGGCTAGATCCCAATGGTTTGAGGCGATTCGTACTTGGACGCCGGGGATCTTGATGGCGCCAGTCGAGCTACCGCCGGCCCCGCAGAACAAGTCAGTGAGAGTAAGGGTCACACTTCCTCCCACGGGCCGACGATTATCCGACGCCATGCGAACCGCGCATCCGGTTCAATACCGGACATCCGCTGCTTGTCCTTCAACACATCGAGCAGGGGAACCGCGTTGTCGGGCAGGACGTCGGAAAACTCGCACGGCTGCTCGGAGCAGTGGTCGAGGAACTCGCAGTCCTCGCAGTCGCACGTGCACGACTGAATGGACGCCGATAGCGGCCAATGGGTTTGCTTGCCCTTGGTTGTTCCACCGAGCGAGGTGAACAGGATCGCGGCGTACTGGTACACCCCAGGTTTTGTCGGTGCGACGACGAAGTCGGAAGAACCGAAAAGTGTCAACTGTTCGGTCATCACACCACTCCCCCATCGTCGTCGAGCAAGCACCACTCAGCGCCATGCAACAGAACAGGGGTTTCCAACGGTGGACGGCCGAACTGGCGAACGAGATAGCCGCGCTGGCGGGCGTACTCCCGGTGCGACTCGATCGCCGCATGGCATGACGTGCACACCACCAAAGCGTTCGACGTCCGGTTAGTGTCCGGGCGCAAACTGCCACCCATCCCCCGCGGCCGGCGGTGATGAACCTGAAGCCCGGCCATGTCGCAGCCGCAGACTTCGCAGCAGCCCTGGGCGCGGGCCAGCACCAGGGCTCGGATAGCGGGAGAGAATCCGGTCACTGGGTCACCGCCCACTCGGACTTGACGAAACTGAACACCGAACGCCCAACGTCCAGCCTGCGTGCCAGGATGTCGCGGATATCGGACTTGACGATGTCCAGCTCGGCTTCGGCCAGCACCGCTGCCAGGAGAAGCCCGTCGGTCTCCAGGGTGGCTTGGGCTTTGCGGATCTCGGCGTTCGAACCGTCCGCTGCCACCAACGCTTTGGCGTATCCGATGGTGTAGGCGTGGCGTGCCCGCACCGCGTCCAGAACCAGCCCGCGGATCTTTGAGCCCTCGTCCCGCAGCTGCCTCGACAGGCGGGTCATCTCCATCATCGCCGAGGTTGGGGTGATGTCTGATTCACTCATCGGCGAGCACCTTCGTGAACGCCTCCACCGTTTCCGGCTGGGCCTCTTTGATGTCCATGCCGTATTCGTCGGCGAACCGCGACGCGATCACCTTCGGGTCAACCTTCTTCCGGGCGCAGACGGCCCGCAGTTTCAGCAGTGCGATCTCGCCCGCCGACTGCGGCTGCGGCGCGTCAGCATCCCCTTTGCACCACAGGTCCAGCGCCAGACCGAATCTCATGCCCGCGTTGCGGATGGCATCCCCGATGGCTTCCTTGATGGCGTTCGGGCCCTTCCGGCCGCCGGCGTCCCCGTATCCCAGGCGGGTGACACCGCAGACGGTCAACTGGATCCACAGGCCGCCGTGCTCATCGAGCAGTGGCAGGCCCTGGTCGTCGGTGGCTGCTGGTTTCCAGTTCCACAGCGGGTCGACGTCCAACAGTCGTGCGGTGATGAACCCGTGGCCGACGAAGTCGAGGGTCACGCCACCCTTCGGGAGTTTCCCTATCTGGTTGGCCGGGAACGGCTCCCGCAGCTTCTTGAGCTGTTCCATGTCGCCCATCAGTCGGTCCTTCCCTTCATGGCTTTGGTGATGGCGTCCCGGGACCGTTGCGCGGCTGCGTCGTCCCAGTCGACGCGCCCGTTCGTGTGATCGCCGGGGTGGCCGGCTTCGAGGTGGCATGACGCCGAGTAGCCGAATCGGTTGCCGCAACTCATTTGATCCACCCCATCGTTTTGAGGTGCTGGTTATGCAGCTCGATGCGCAGCAGGTCCAGGGTGAACTGGATTCCCTCCGCGACACCTTTGCTGAACTCGTTCTCAGCCCTCGCGGACATGGCGCGGTGCTTTTCCAGCCGTGCGATCAGTTCGTCCATCACCATTCCTCCTTGCAGGCCCGCAGCGGCAAACCCGATCCCGGGCATAGGTGTCAGGCGGTGTCGCGGTGAACCCGCAGGATCAGTGACACCCGGTTCTCTTTCACGGTTTTCAAACACGCGGGGCAAGGTCATGCGGGCACCCTCTTCCTGCGCCGGTCCTGCCCGTACCGCAGCTGCGCCTCCATGCATTCCGAGCACGGGCGTTCGCCCTTGCGGTAGTGCTGGCGGGCGCCGGCCTCAGTGCCGTGCCGGATATGCCCGGAGGGCAGTTTGATGCCCAGCTCGCGGCGCATCTGTGCCCGTTCGGCTTCCGACGTTCCACCCCAGATGCCGTAATCGGGGGTCATCAACGCTTCTTGGAGGCACTGCTCTTTCACCGGGCACTGGCGGCACACCGACTTCGCGACCTTGTTCGATTCACCCCGGTCGGGGAACCACAGCTCCGGGTCGGCTTGAGCGCACAGGGCTTCCGCAGCCCATGACCAGATGGGGAACATCAACGTCATGCGACACCGGCCACGGGGGTGTGCGGGACGGTGCGGCCGGAGAACGCCAGCAGCTGGGGCATGTAGCGGGGGCATGTCAGTGACACCGCGGTGTAGATGGCCTGCCCGGCGTCGGCGTAGGTCATGCCGGTCATCTCGGTGATGCCGTTGGCGGTGCCGATGATCGCGGCGTCGGTGGCCCCGAAGTGTCCGAGGTTGTCGCAGATCACCTGGCCCATCTGGTGGCCGTAGGTGGTGCCGGGGTCGGCTTTCGCGGGTCTGGCCGACATGATCAGCACCGCCATCCCGACCAGTGCCATGACGAGCATCAGCAGCAGGACCGCCAGGGCGTCCATGAGGCGGGCCTTGCGTTCCCGGGAGACGCTGAACAGGCTGGGCTTGCGGTGCCGGCCGACGTAGGTGTCGCTCAGTCCGACCCAGGTGCGGATCGTCCCGGGCCTCACTCAGCGTCCTTAGCAGCTTCTACTGCGCGGAACAGGTCTTGAAGCACGCCCATGAACTCTTCGCCCGTCTTCGCAGCGTCGAGGCGTTCGGGGATCGTCTTCGGCTCACTGCTCACGCGATCACCGAGCCGGTGTGGATGTCGCGGACGTTGGACTCGCGGACCAGCGCCATTGCCTGCTCGGCTGCGGCGTCGAAGTCGTCTGTTGTCCACACCGCAGGGTGGTTGGCGCGGGCGATGACCATCAGCCGAATGGTGTGCATGGCATCCGAGACGCCGATGACCTTGCCCGCCTTCAACGCGGCCAAGGTGGCTGAGTCGCTGTCGTCGTGGTCGGCACGGAATTCGTCGGATAGTTCCTGTAGTGCGGCGAGGATGATGTCTACCTCCCCGCTAAACTCGTTGGTGCTCACTGCTTTCTCTCCTTTTCTCAGTGGGTTGCCCGTCGCGGATTGCACCCGCGGCGGGCTTTTTCAATCCCCGTAACTGCGGAATTGCGCTGCGCGGTCTCGTAAGTCGGCCGCCAGATAGGTGCCCTCAACGTGGAACGCGGCTGCTTCCAGCAGTTCCGACGTCGGGGTGAGGTGCCCGCCGGTGACGGTGGGGGTTCCGTCACCGGCGGGCTGCACGTCGTCTGCAACAGTCGTGGGAGACTGGAGTCGACGGGCGATCGTGGCGGCAGCTTTCGCCGCCTCAGACATCAAATGTGTGGTGGTGGTGAACCACTCATGGGCGAAGGTAATCATCGGCGGTCACCGTCGATGTCAGCCAGGAATCGCCTGATGTGGTTGTCGATCTGGCGCGACCGCTCGGAGTAGGTGATGCCCCAGTAGGTTCCGGCGGCCATCGCCATGGCGAAGACTGCGACCGCGTTCACTGTCCGCACCTCGCGCGCCAGGTGTCGCGCTCGTTCTGTGCGGTGACGAGCTGGCGGCGCAACTCCTTGTTTTCCAGTGCGAGCTTGCGCGCGACCGCGAGTACCGCGTCGACCATCACCGATTCCCCGTCGATCATCACGACACCGCCATCCGGCGCCGGCGCATCGAGGCGATACTCGGCGCACCGGCCGAGGTCGGCTCGGGCGCCGCGGGTTGGGTGACGGTGTTCGCAAACTGCTCGAGGGCGAACGCGATGTCGTCGTCGGTCATCAGCCAGGAGCGGCCCAGCTTGCGGGCGCGGATGCGGCCGGACTTGATCTGGCGGGTCAGGAACCGCTCGGGCTCCTTCATGACCTTGGCTAGGCCGACGATCTCGGCGACTTCAGCGAGGGTGTGCGCGGTCATGCGACCACCTCGGCGTCCAGGCGGGCGATAACGGTGTAAGGGACGCGCAGCGCCTCGGCCAGTTTCTTGGTGACGGTCGGGGTTGGCCAGCGGTCGCCGTTCTCCAGCTGGGACAGATAGCTGCGCGACATGTCGGCCTGGCGGGCCAGTTCGGCAGCGGAAAGGCCGGTGCGTTCGCGAAGCACGCGAAGTTCGTGCCAGATCCCGTGCGGCTTGTCGTTCATGGCGCGAACTGTAACGCGAACAATTGCGAACACGCAAGCATTCGCGGTAGTTCGCGGTGTGTTGCGCGGGCCGACCTGGGAAATTTCCGGGCGCGGTTCAGCGTTGCGACATGGACAGGGGAGGAATGCGCTGCACAGTTCGCGGTTGTGTTCGCAGGTGTTCGCAGCGCACCATGTGGGTATGGAGGGGATATGACCCGCATGCGCGACGACTGGCCGTTCGGCCCGGAGTTGGCACGCCGACGCACAGCGGCCGGGCTGTCGGTGAAAGCCGCAGCACGGCGCACCAACGGGGCGATCAGCGACGGTCGGTGGTATCAGCTCGAGTCCGGGTATCAGAAGATCCGCGGGCAGGAGATTGAGATCGGCACGACCGCGGCCACGGTTGCCGCCGCAGCCAAGGCCGTGGACTGGCCGGTCGCCGATGCGCTGAAACTCGCGGGGTTCGACGCGCGCGACTACCGCGAACAGTCCAGCGAGGAGCGCGCGGTCAAGATCACCGAGGTCCCCCTGGACGATCTGCTCGCCGAGATTCGGCGCCGCGCCGGGGACCTCCCGATGGCCGCCCGCCGCGAGGACAGGCCTAAGCCGCTCGCTGAATAACACCGATGTAATTGCTGGTCACAGCCGATTCTGTCGGTAGGTCTTACTACGTTCTGCGGTCATGGGGTGGAATCCGTGGGCGCACCTGGCCGAGCACTGGCCGCACATCACCGTCGTGGTGAATCGCGAGTTACCGGGCACGCTGTGGGGATTGCGGGTCGGTGACCGGATCTACCTGTGCCGGCGTCTGGACCAGGCCGCCCGCCGGTCGACGCTGGCGCACGAACTGGGCCACCTTGAGCGCGGCCCGGTACCCGATGATCCGCGGGGCCAGGCCCGGGAAGAGCGTGCGGTGTCCGCGCTGGCGGCCCGCCGGCTGATCACCATCAGCGCCCTCATCGACGGCATGCGCTGGACCCGCGACCGCGACGAGCTGGCCGAGATGCTGTGGGTCGACGTGCCGACGCTTGAGGCCCGCCTCGACGGACTTGACCCGGTCGAGGTCTCCCAGATGGAACATGAACTGGAGGATGAATGGATCCCCTAGCCACCGCGGTCTTCGACATCGAGCGGCAGTTCTGGCGCACCGCTGGTGGCAAGGATGCCGCTATCCGCGAGCTGGGGCTGACTCCGGTGCGTTACTACCAGCTTCTGAATCAGTTGGCGGACTCACCGCAGGCATTGGCGGCCGACCCGGTGTTGGTGAAGCGTCTGGGCCGGGTCCGTAGAGACCGGCGCCGATCAACTCCGCCGCGCTCGCATGGCTGAGCCGATCCAGGTGCGAGTACAGGTTGACCGTGGTGGAGATGCTCTCGTGCCCGAGGTGGGCCTGCACCACCGGCAGCGGGACACCCGCCTGGATCATCCACGACGCACACGTATGCCTCATGTCGTGCACGCGTGGGGCTTTCTTCAGCCCGAGCGCCTGGGCGCGGGCCACTGATTTGTACCAGACGTTCGTGCGCCACCCGGGCAGCAGCAGCGGCCCGCCGCGGGTATTGGTGAACAGCCACTCACTGTCATAATCGAGCTTGTCGAGGACGCCGCGATGGACGTTGATCACCCGCTCTGACCGTTTCGTCTTGGTGGGGCCGACCTCGTAGTTGGCGCCCTTCTCGTAAGTGCGCTTCCTGGCCCGGGCGATCCGCACCGTGTAATTCTCCCGGTCGACGTCAGCAGGTCTCAGCGCCGAGATCTCACCGAACCGGGCTCCGGAGAGCGCCATGAACTCGACCAGCGGACGCCAGCGCTCGGTGAATCCCGCCAGCAGTTGCGCGAACTCGTCGCGCGTCAGGAAGACCATCTCGGCCTTCTCCGATCGCGGTAGCCGGATGCCGACCGCCGGATTGGATGGGATGAGCTCGGCCCGCACCGCGGCGTTGAGCGAGGCCGACAACAGCCCGTGTTTGTTGACCACGGTCTTGCCGGAGGTCGTCATCCCCTGTACCCAGGCGACGACATCGTCGCGGCGCAGCAGCTCCAGCGGGATGCTGCCGATCGGATGCGGCGTGATGTCGTTGCGCAGCACCGCCTCGTAGTCGTAGACGGTGGACTTGGCGACACCGGTACGCGAGGCGATATAGCTGGCGACCCAGTCCGCGACGGTGGCACCCGACGGTTTGGCCTTCGTCGCGCGGATCGTCGGGGCGATCCCGAACGCCTTCATGGCCCGGTCGGAGCCGAGCAGTTTGACGCTCCCCAGGAATTCGGTCGCGGAGTGTTCGGAGTCGAACGTCACCGAGGTCTGGCGGCCATCGTGGATGTAGACCACGTTGTAGCCGATGCTGCCGTCGGCGCGAGTGCGAGTGCGGATAGATGCCATAGATCCCCCGGTGTGAGCTGCATACTCACGCGAGGCTACACCGGGAGAACCGTGACAAACCGTGACAAGCATTCCAAGCAAAGAAAAAACCCCCTGTTACCAGGGGGTTTTTGTGGAGCTGCCGGGAATTGAATTGGGCGGAAAAACACCGTTTGAGCAGGTAAAACAGGGTTTTCACTTGCACCGGAACGCATGAAATCTCGTAGTGCGACCTGGGGAAACGTTGAAAAACCGTGACAGTGTCACGGCGGCCTTCCCTCGCTTTCCCCTGATGATGTCGCCCGTGCGAGGTAGCCTCCGCGAGGTGGCCACATGGCTTTGGTTATTGATCGGGTGCGCGATCGCCGGGTGCGCATACCTGGTGATCGCGTCCTTTGCTGCTATTGGCAGCACCAATGACGGCTTCGGGACACTCTTTTCATTCAGTCACAACGACCATCCCGGAGTCGTCGCTGCGGCGGTGGTTGTCCTGCTGCTGTACTTCGTTCCGACAGTCATCGGCTCCCGGCGCAAGGTGCGCAATCTGGGTTCGCTGATCGTGGTGAACGTCTTTCTGGGGTGGACGTTTCTCGGCTGGGTGATTGCACTGGCGATGTCGATGCGGACTGTCGATAAGCGGTAAGCGGCAAACGCAAAAAACCGCCCCGCACCATGTTCGGCGCGAGGCGGGGCGGAGCGGTTGTCGTTTTACCTACAGATCCTCAGCCTCCTGGAGGGCCATGTCCTCGGCCGCGATCAGCAGACCGGTGGTGATCCAGGTGGCCTGTCCGGGTGGTGTCCAATACCAGTGGGTGGACTCTATGCCGTCGTCGGTGACGCGTTCCAACCCCATCGAGATCACCAGAGGACCGAGTTGGTAGCCGTCTCCGGCGGCATCCAGAAGCGCTTGAACGGCGGCGCGGATTCGGGCAGCGGGCTCGGTCATCGCCAGGGGTGCTGCAGCAGCCGGTAGATGATCATGACCAGAGCGCCGGTGACAACCCCGGCCCAGCAGAGCAGCGCCTCAACCACGATGCACTTTGCGCACGATCAGTAGGGCGGCCTCAATGAGGTGCTGCACCCGTGCCAACTCTGGGCGACCTTCGGTTGGCTGACGGGCCTGCATCAGCAGATGAGTCGGGTGCCCCTCGGTCATCGGCCCAGCCGTTCGGCGACCCTGTGTAGCGGGTCCAGCTTGCGCGGCCAGCGCCGCAGGAGATGGCCGGCGATGTAGCCCACCGTCAAGTGAGTCAGCACCGGCCGCTGCTGGCGATGTCGGTCAGCCGCTTCACTAAGTAACTCCCAGTCGGACCTGGCAGCCGCAGCGGCCTCGTAGACGACGACAGCGGAAAACAGGATAAGCCAGGCCCGGTCGGCGGGACGCATGTCACCATCGCTTGAATCGTTTGAATGCCTCGAACCGGTCGTCGAGGTCGATGCGGTCTTTGTGTTCTTGTCGCAGATCCGAGCGGATGTCGGAAACGTCGGACTTGATCAGGTGAATATCCACGCGGATCTCGTCGACCACCGTGCGGATGTCATCCACGTCGGCGCGCATTGGCGTGCTGTGGCCGTTGACGACCTGGGCGGCAACTCCGGTGACTTGGTCGGACACCTTCTGAATCTTGCCGTGGTTACGGTAGGCGAACCAGCTCGGGACGGCGGCGATGCTGATCAGCACCAGTCCAATCCAGATGTGGTCCAGGACGTCCATCCACGAGTCCGGGTTGTAGAACTCGTTCACGGCAGGTTATTGAGCGCCTGCTGGGCGAGCGGCCCCAGCACTGGGACCTGGCTCACCGCGTTGCCCACCGCGTCCTTGACGCGCTGGACGTCGGCCTGGGCCTGCTGGGCGGCGGCGGTGATGGCGTCGAGTCCGTTGATGACTTGGTCGGCCGGTGACGTCGGGCTGAACGCGCCTTTGTTGACCTGCTGGGTGACGTGGTAGCCGGCCACGCCGGATATGGTGACGCCGAACAGGCCGAGGATGGTCGTCAGTACCGCAGAGACACTTGCCGCGGTGTTGGGGTCGATGATGTGAACGGTGCTCAGCAGCGTCAGTGCGGCGAATGCAATCACGCCGATCACATAGAGAATCTGCCTGAATTTCGGTGTCATGCTGCCACGGCCTTTCGGTTGATGAAACGTTGAAGGGCAGCCGGATTGGTCTGCTCAAGTTTGGCCAGCGCCATCATGGCTCTAGGGTCGCCCGCTTTCGCGGCGCCGACGATCACAGCAACGGCGTCGGGGTCGCCGAATTCAATGGCGTTCCACTCGATCCACATTCGGTCCAGGCGTTCTGTTGGCGCCACGACAGGCTTGGGTGCCGGTGCCGGTGCCGGTGCCGGGGTGGAACTGTAGGCATACGCGTGCGGCACGATCAAGGTCGCGCACTGCTCCAGTGAGATCCAGTAGCCGGTGATCCCGCCGAACCCCGCAGGGTCGGCGACCCAGACGTGCCGACCTCCGGGACCGTCGTCGGCTGTCCCCATCGCCGCGGTGAAGTGGTAGGTGGTACTCCGGGTCGGGTAGGGCGGTGACGTCGAGCCCCGAGTGCCCTTTGGGCCTCGCCCTGGGGGTGCCTCGAAATTAAGCAGCACGCCGCGGCCGTTGACGTTGATGCTCAGCGTCAGGTCGGCCCATAGCTTTTCGATCTGCGCCTGCGTCAGCGGTTCCCGGGACAGCCACACGGCTTGGTAGGCACCGTGGGTCAGTGAGTTGAGCACGGGCAGGCAGCATTCCGCCGAATTGGTGCCGTCGACAGTGGTCCCGATCTGACCGATGAGCCAGTCTTCGGTTTTGTCGATCCCCAGCGCCGCCAAAATTATGGAGCACGACGCCGGCCCGCAGTCCCAGCCGTAGTCTTGCGTCACGCCGTCGTAATCCCCGACGGGGCCGCGGGGATACGCCAGCACTTTCTCTGTCATGCAATCACTTTCGGAATCGGGGCCGTGGCATCGCCTTGGTCGGCGAGCAGCGCGGCGAAGTCGGTGAAGGTCATGTAGAAACGGCCGTTTTGCCCCCAGGATGCCGACCAGCTGTTGAGGAAGGTGATCGTCTTGGTTTCGTACTGGATGCCCAGCGCGAGATATTCATGGCCGCCGGCCACCGACCCGGTCGGGTGCACGTAGCCCTTCTTGTCCGGCTTGAACATCGCGTCGTACCAGTTGGTGCCGACGATGAGTGGTTGTATTTGTAGCGCGCCGCAGAACGCGTCGAAGCTGAACGTGTGTTTGTAGCCAGTGAAGTAGCCCAGCTTGACACCGGCTTTTGCCGCGCCCAGTCCGCTTGAGCCCGAGTCGTCCGGCGGGTAGGTGCCGGGAAGTCCATCGACATGCGTTGCCAGGCTGTAGATCTTGACCGCGTCGGCCTCGGTCAGATAGTGGGAACGGCAGTGCGCGAACGCGTCGGTGTTGATGAGCTGGGCGGTGGCGTTGCCCGTGCAGGAACCGATCTGGCCCTGGTCAAGCACGGGTGCGTGGTGTCCCCATAGGACCGACCGGGGCGTGGTGGCTTGAGGGGCTTGATAGAGCCTTGATCTGGGGTCGTGCTCAACGAGGCGGCCGAGTTTCACTTGTTCTCCATCCATAGATACCAAGCACAAAAAGCGAGTGTGGCCAAAGCTGCGCAGTAGACGCCGATGGCGGCGGCAACGTCGGCGAGCATCAGATCGTCGCCGTCCCGTCGCTGTTGTCGGTGATTGTCGGCGTGGCTCCGGTAGGCCCGGTCGGTCCAGTAGCACCCGTAGCGCCTTGAGGACCGGTCACCCCGGTCGCCCCCGTAGCGCCCTGCGGCCCGGTCGGTCCTGTTGCGCCCGTGAGACCCTGAGCTCCCTGTGATCCTGTTGCGCCGGTTGCTCCAGTTGCTCCTTGAGATCCGGTCGCCCCGGTTGCTCCTGTTGGCCCGGTGGCCCCAGTCACCCCTTGAGGTCCGGTGGCGCCTACTGCGCCAGTTGGTCCCGTCGCGCCTATCGCCCCAGTCGTACCAGTCGCGCCGGTCGCTCCGGTTGCGCCGGTCGCTCCGGTTGCGCCAGTGGCTCCAGTGGCTCCAGTTGGCCCCGCTGCGCCCGCCAAACCCGTTGCTCCAGTCGATCCGGTGGCCCCGGTTGCCCCAGTTGGGCCGGTGGCCCCGATTGGGCCGGTTGGTCCCGTTGCGCCGGTTGGTCCCGTTGCGCCGGTTGATCCGGTTGCCCCGGTGGCCCCGGTGGCCCCGGTGGCCCCGGTTGCCCCAGTTGGGCCGGTGGCCCCGATTGGGCCGGTTGGTCCCGTTGCGCCGGTTGATCCGGTTGCCCCGATTGGGCCGGTTGCGCCAGTGGCCCCAGTGGATCCGGTGACTCCTTGAGCGCCGGCAACCAGCACGGTATGGACAACGGTCGGCGCGGGAATGACAACGTCAATCACGTCATCAGCCGAGATGACAAACTCAGCCGTCATGGCGCTTAACCCGTCCCACCACGATCGGGATGTCATCAGTGCCGTCAGTCCACACGATCCGCCACTTAGTGCCCGAGCGGGCCAGGTCGCATACCGTGGACGTGATGCGCAGGGATGCAGACGCGCCCGAGATGGTGGCCTCGACTTCGGTCGGATCGGCGGGGTCGATGTCGATCCAGAACGACACTGTCCCGGCGCCGTAGTTCACCGGGTCACCTGAAGCGTCGACACGGCGCACACTGAACGCCCGGTCAGCACCGCGGGTCACCGGGAGCAGCTTCTCTACAGGCGGGTCGATCAGATAGTCGGTCACGACACTGCTGCCCAATACGTGCGCGAATACACGGCTTGTGTCGACACTGAGGCTGGTGGTGCAGTCGTGAAGCCGCCGCTGACGGAGCCAGAACGTATTCCCAGGGAACTCGTCATAAACAGGTAGCCAGCCTGTTGCAAAAACTGGGGACCGGTGGTGCCATTGTGGTAGAAGCCCACCTGCACCATTCCGGGTGTCACCGCTTGCGGGCTGGTTAAGGCCATAGTTTTTAGGCCGGTTGACGCCCAGGCTGTTGATTGGTCAGCAGTAGCCGCTAACAGGGAGTTGTTCTGATAGAGGGCGGCGAAGTTCTGCCCCGAGGTCAGGCCGCTACCAGCGGTGTTGATCGCCGCGCACACATTGGTGATAGTCATCGGCTCTGTGATGCGGATACTCACTAGGGCTAGCAGGCCGGGGCTATTGATAACCGCTGCAGTAGAACAGAGCGCAGGATCGGCTGACCATGCAAGTAGCCCGTAATCCTCTGGCAGCCAGGTGTTTTTCATAAGACTTCGACCGCGGCGCGAGAACGTCAGAAATGACCAATACTTCACACTCGATACCGAAATGACCTGCAAGACAGCGCTATCGCCGGGGTTTAGCAGTGTCAGCGATGTGGTAGATGGATTTTGGAATGTGTCCGATCCGGCGCAGGAAATCGTGACGTAGTTCGTTGAACTGTCTCCATCGGACTTGGAAACGCGCAGGCGAGCACCAACATTAAGCCCTGACAGCGCCGGAAGTGTCGCCGAGATAGCGCCACTGGAGGCGTCGTACACGTTGATCTTCCCGATAGCCGGCGCCGTCCCGCTGGTCAGCTTGGTCAAACCAATAAGTGGGGATTGCACAATTGCCATGAGTGAGTGGTGTCCTCTACCTAGTAGGTGGTTACGGTGCCGTCGGAATTATCGACAGAGGAATTGATGATGATCTTGGACAACTGACTCGAATCAATCGACCACGGAGTGGTCATCGCCGCTTGGTCTGCGGTTGAGACTTCCACTCGCAGATCCTGAATGGTCACCGCACTATCGGGACCGACGTACAGTGCTGACGGGGTTGTGTCAGCACCGCCGATATTCAACGGCACCAGCCGTAGTCGTGAGCCTGAAGCGATCACCAACCCGCTGGCGCTGAGCCGCACCATGTCGACCTCGACTGCATTCAGAATAGATACGTCGGCCTCAACGTCGAGGTCTAGCCGGTAGTAGCCAGACCACGGGCGGAACACGGCATAGTAGGCACCAGTGATAGGGCCACTCCATGTCCCGGCCACCACGCCATTGACGATCACACGGTTGTTCCGCATGTAGATCCGTGGGGCGGCGCACGGCACGTCTTTGAGGGATGTGGTGGTGGGAGCCGAGCATGATATGGCGGCTCCGTTGAAGGAAAACGGGGTGGAAAGTCCGGCCTGAATGAAAGTGCAGCCTTGGATGTCCAAGTCGTGACGCCATCCGGCTCCACCCACGAACGTGGCCCAGTCGGTGAGTGTGCGGTATGTCCCGCGATGGACGATCACCGTGGCGTCCCTGATACTCCATGCCGGGGCCGGCAGGTTATTGCTGGAACCGCCGCTGAATGCCACGTTGGACAGGTTCTTTGACGACTCCGAACACGTCATCCGCGTGTTACTGGATCTGATCCACCAGTTGTCGTATTCAAGAAACGTCACCTTCGCCGCTACGGGATGGGTGGCCGCAGTGGTCCCGTTAATGCCCCTCCACAATGTCACTTTCGACGGGTTCTTCCTGAAGGTGTCCCCGGCAGTGGCAGCCACCTCGTACCACATCAGCTCTGAACCTATGCGGCACAGACCAGCTCGCGCCACGGGCGGATCGAAGGTCACGATCTGCGAGCCGTTGGGGTTGGTGACTGGGTCGTAGGTGTCCTCCACACCGGCCAAGGAAAAGACGGCAGAGGTGTCTGAGGCGCTCAGTCCAACGCCAGTAGTCGGCCCGCTGGTCAGGGTTGAGGTGGTCGGACCTGCGGCGGTTTTGGCGGGAATCAGGAAATTCGATGGGCCGACACCGACTCCGTAATATTCCTCAAACACGTTGTCACGCTCGACGGCGTGCCAGCAGTTATCAAACTCCAGCGCAATATCAACGCTGCGACGGCCGACGCTATTGGTCACGGAAGCGAATCCGACCCGCCCCTGCCCGCCGATGAAATAGTTAGCTCCTGCCCCGCCTAGAGGCATTGCGGCGTTACGCCAACTGGAGCAGACGATCCCGAAACTGCCACCGGTAAGGCTGGCGGTACCGGTGAGCAGGTCGTCAGAAGGCGCGGTAATTCCATACACGCCCGTTCCGGTACTGACGGTAAATGTGCCCTTACCCAAGGCGTTCAGCGCAGATGCCACGGTGGCACCGCTGGCGTTGTAGGCGAGTGCGGTCGTCGTGGAACCCTTGAAGCTCAGCACGAATGAGCCACCGCTGGGTGAGCCTAGATAGACCGAGAACGCAGGACGTCCGTTCGATACCCACCGCCATACCTTGCCGGTTGCGGAGTCGATATAGAACCGTCGGGCATCTCCGATGCCGGGAAAAGCTGCCTTGTTGGCATAGGTGATGGAATCTGCTGCGGCCCAATCGGGGAGGTTCGCCGCCAAAGTGTCAGCCATGTCGAAGTTAGTGTCGTGCCAGCATTGTTCGACTTTGACGTTGTCGTACCACGGAACAAGGGAGTGGTTTCCGGCCAAGTCAAGGGACACACCGTTGATGCCGGTTGCCATGACGCCGACGTTGCCGCCGTTCACGCGCACACGCCGTACAAGCACGTTGGTGATGCTTGAGCTTTCGTCTCCATTCAGGGCGATGCCGTAGAAACTGACGTCTGGGCCATAGATGGGATCACCGGGTGAGACGGTTGAGACCGGGAGGTTGAAAACTTCGCAGTCTTCGACGGTGATTTGGTCGATGACCACACCGCGAAAGTTGCTGGAAGCTCCCAGCGATGACGCACTAGTGTTTGAGCGGTAGCGGTTATGGATACCGAGCAGTGCGTGATGGTTCGTCGCGCCTCGGAACCTGTCCCCGGGGGAAACGGTAAGGGCACTTGTGCCACCGTCCATCCGCAAGAACTGAACGGCACCGTTGTAGATGCGACAAGAGTAGGCATTTACTCCTGCGTTGCCCTGCCTGGTAGTGCCGGTGTTTCCGAACTCGGCATAGACATGCTCTGCGTTGACGAAGTCGGCGGCGTTCAAACCGGCGATGGTCGTCCAAGCCCCGGTGATCGTCGTCGTCGTCGCCCCCGTGACGGCCACGCGGGGAACTATCGTCGCTCCGGTGATGTTGTTCCTGTCAACACCCACGCCTCGGATCGTGATCTTTCTCCATGTCTTACTAGCCGCAGTCGTGGAATCCTCATTGCAGAAACAGTCAAACGCCCGTGGGAATCCTGGCGAGGCTTTCAGGATGGTCGTAGACGATCCATGCCCGATTATTGTCATGGGAATGCTGTTGGCGGGTAAAGGAATAGCGCCGTTATTGACGTAAGTACGGCCGCTGTCTGCGGTGACAGTTCCCAGTGACGCCTCGGAGGTGTTGATCACCCCAGCAGGAAGTAGCAACACGCCGCCGCCAGCGAGTCGTAGTTGGTCAACAGCGTCGAGGAGGTTCGCGACATTGTTATGAGCCGTAGAGCCGGAATCACCGATGACGCCGAAGTCGCGGGCATCGAACACCGCAGGTCCGAGCGCCATTCTCGCGGCGCGCTGGGTGGCCGCGGTGACCAGTGCGCTTCCCACTGTGGTGACCGTTGATGTCTGCAGGAAGCGGCTGTCCAGCTGTGTCAGCGACTGATCATCGGAGATGACGTACCAGATGCCCGACTTGTACTGCAGGGTGAATGCCTGGTTGGACAGTTTCAGCTGCAGCGAGGTTGACCCGCCGGACTTGTTGAAAACGTCGGTGCCGCCACGGGTTACGGTGACGATGTTGGTGGTGCTGTCGATCTTCTTGATGCACAGCTGCGTGCCGTCGGCCGGCGCGGACGGCAGGGTGACGGTGAACGCTCCGCTCGAGGCGTCGCAGATCGCCAGGTCCGACGCTGAGGCGGTGAACCCGGCGGTCTTGACGACCGTCGGGTTGAGCGCGATGGCGCCAATCGCGGTGGTGGCGGAGTTGACTGCCGCCGCAACAGCGTTGGCGTCGGTGGCGGTGAAGGTCTGCCCCGCGCTCCAGTTGGATTTCAGGGTCATGCGTCAGGCTCCGATCGCGGAGCGCAGCATCCAGGAGTGTTTGCGGTGGGCGTCCTGGCGGTCGGCCATGAAGTTGGACAGACCATGCTCGTGGTGGGTTTCGGCGAGGTCGAACAGTGCGGCGAACAGCTCGGCCATTGTGTCGGAATCGGCGAGTAGAGCCCGGTACATGTCGTCGGCGTTGACCGGGGTCTCGGGGGCATCCTCGATGACACTGAGGTCACCGAGTTGGGCCAAGGTCGCCGGGGCGAATGTGCCTGACTTGCGCAGGTTCTCGGCGAAGTCGTCGATGATGTCGCCGACCTCTTCATAGATTCGCTCGAACAGTGCGTGGTCCTGGCTGAAGTTGCGGCCGGTGACGTTCCAGTGGAAGTTTTGGGCCTTGATCAGGAATGCGTACTCGGAGGCGAATCCGGTCTTGAGCAGCAGAAAGAAGTCGTTCACAGCAATGCCTTCCATGGGGTGGATTTCAGGCGATCCGGGGCAGCACGTCATGGTTGTGGATCGGGTCGACGTCGATGACCCCGGCGCGGTCGAAGATGATCGGGTGCTCCATGGTGGCGATGCCCATCACGGTGGCGTCGTCCTGGGGGCCGGAGTAGAACACGTAGTGGGTCCAGGTGCCCTTGGGTGCCCAGATGCGGGCGCAGCCCAGGATCTGCCCGTCGGGCTGTGCGCTCCACTGAATCGCCCCGCGCCGGTAGTCCCCGGCGGGCTCGTGGGTGCCATCGGTGACGCCGACGTAGGTGGGCCACGCCTGCAGGTGCAGCTGGACCTCCGAGCCGCTCACCTAGATGGCGGTGTAGGTCGGGGTGACGACCAATTGGCTCTGCGTGGTGACCGTCAGGGCGATGATCTGCGCCCAGTCGACCATCCAGTTGCCGATGCTGGCCGAGCACAGGATGGCGTAGGGGTAGGTGCCGGCGGGGACGTTGATGGTCACCGCCGAGCCGTTGTTCACCCCGCCAGAGCCCGCGGTCCAGGTGGTGGATTGGCGAGTGTAGGCCGGCGACCCGCCGGAGCATTCGCTGTAGGGGGTGGCGGTGACGCCCGGCGAGGAGGTGCACAGGCCGACCCAATGCCCCAGTGACGCGGCGTAGTTGGAGATGGTCTGCTTGGTGGCGGTGACGTTGACCATGGGTGTCAGGATCCTTCTGCGGTAGGGGTGTAGATGTCGGTCCAGCTGTCCACTTCGGCGGTGCGGGCCTGGCGGGCGCCGGCGTTGGGGGTGGCGATCAGCCACGTCATTGAGGCCAGGGGGCCGTCGTCGTCGGGGAAGATCGTGCGAACGGCCACCGCCGCCGTGGCGGGGTCGCGCTTGACGTGGCCTTTGAGGTAATCGCTCACGATGCTCCGATGGTGTGTCCGAGTGCGGCAAGTGCGTCCTCGGCGGTGGTTCCGGGGGCGAAGGTGTGGTCGGCGGTCATGTCGGTGACGACCGCGTCGTCCTTGCAGAAGAACGCCACAGTGGGCCGTCGGATGAATCGCACTGACCCGGTGGGGTATTCAGTGGTGTCGGCATCGACGACGACGTGCCGTTTTCCGATGCGAAACATCCTGACCCCGGGAGCCCAGTGGCCGAGGTCGGCATCGGTGATCTCTACGGCTTTGGCTTTCATGTGCTTGTCCTGTAGACGAGGAGAACGGTGCCCGCGGCGCCGGTTCCGCCGGTGCCCCCGGTCTTTCCGGCCCCGGCGGTGCCTCCACCGCCCGCGCCGCCGCCGCCGGGGAAGCCTCCGTTGCCGCCCGCGCCGCCGTTGCCGGTGCGCGCGCCGCCTCCGCCTCCGCCTCCGCCTCCGCCGCAGCCGGT